TTCCTCATCGGGGATAACCGTGGGAAAAGTCTGCTTCAGGTCGATGATCTGAGCCACGCGCATGCTCTTCTGCCGAGACAGGCCAGAGGCAACCTGGGGCATGATACTATAGATGGATCTAAGCTCTTGAGGATCAAACCCGTTAAGCTCACCAGATTGCTGCTTACCAATGATTCTCTTAATCCGCTCGGCATCATACTTCTCAGCCATCATAGCCAAGGTGATACGCGCGATACCTACAATCATTTGGTTGTGCTTGGAGACGGTGACGTTTCGGCGTTCGTTTTCCAGCTCGTCTAGGTATTGAATGGCGTGCCATGCTTTGACTCCGGGGGGAGGAGTGCCACGAGAGACACCATTGTTCCCTAAGACCATGGCGAAGTCTTGCTTCAGGCTCTCACGCCCCTGCCACAAAGCAGGCGATACAGGATTCGGAGCCACGCTCTGAGGCGGAACCGCTCCCTTGTACTGCACGATAGTGTCGCCGTTAGCCAGACTCTCCAGCTTAGCAGTGCCGCGAGGAACCATCCACTTGTGATGAGCAGACTGGAAGATGCTCCGAGCCATCATCGTAGTGAAGTTGGAGTACAGATTATTGAGCTGCCTCGCATAGTCGATAGCAGAGTAGCCGCGTATACAGCCGGGAGGATCGATATCAGTAACGCGCACGAATGGGAATTGTGCCTCTCCGCAATCATCCTCAATACGCCATTCCAAAGGCATATCCTCATTCTCAAGGATGACATCCCGAGTAGTAATGATGTACTTACCATATCCCAAGAATTCAGTAGGCTTATGGTAGAACTTGAACACCTCTGCGCGGTTCTTGATCTCAGCCGTATCATAGTTCTCAGCGTTGATCGGCAAATGCTCCTGAGCACTGATCTTGATCTTATCGGCCAGCTTAGGATAGCGCCCCTTTAAGTCATCGACATCGCAATACTCATGCTCGATAACCCATTCGCTCTTCTCAAAGCTCTCCCTACGTTGGAACTGGACGTTCCACGAGTAGAACATCCGGTACTTGTAATCACCTTCACGCAACGGCCGGTCAACCCAAAGAGGATCTGAGTTAACACCCATCACCTGCTTCCCATCAACACCGATGAGCGGAACACGGCCATGCCTCTTCTTGGCCTTCTTCCAATCCTCATCTACCATCCCGCTATTCTTATCCCACTCGGCAATGACATAAGCCTCGCCAAGTAGCTTCTTATGCCTCTGCATAAACTCTACAATGCGATCTGCATTGCTACGGGAGAAAGCCCACTCAACAAGATCGTCTGCAATCTTAGCAGCAGTTACATCATCATAGTCTGAGCTTTGAGGCTGGCAGTTGATAGTCGGGCGATAAACCGTTGTCTTCGATACTTCCGTCTCAACAGCGTCATAGATCATATTGACGCCAACGCGCGGAGACCTGATCAACGGTTCGATATCATATTGGCGAGTACCCTCAGTCGGTACCTTATAGTTAATACCTCGATACGCAGCCATATTCGCCAGCATGTTCTGGATTCGCGGCAAATCAGCTTGCTTAAGCTTATCGTAGTTTTGAACAATGTATTCCCTCACCTTATCTGGATCATCCTGGTTGATCCCCCAGAAAGCCCTGTCATTCTCGTTAGTATTGGTTACCTGTTGGATATCGTCGAATGAATAAACGCTCATTGCTTATGCTCCCTCTCTTGGCCGAACACTTCGTTCATGGCTTTGAACTCTTGTTTGTCTAAGGTCTTGTTGAGAATTGTATCATCAAGTGACTCCCTTGCCTCGTCCTCGGCAGAGACAAACTGCACCTGATGGGTCGACCTCTTGAAGGCCCACACGTCTCCGATGGCCCATGCAGCAGCAAAGACAGCCACGAGGGAAATAAACATAGCGGCAAGGGAAATCCCAACAGCAAAACCATCAATCATCCCAGTCCTCCATTACTTCTATAGTATTATATGGGTCGAATTTATCGACATTATCACTTTGTCTATCTTGTTCAATGGTATATCCACGGCGCGGAAGCTTCTCGACGTAGTTGTCCTCTTCGAGGAACTTCGAGTCATCGTCTGCTAGGTCAAAGCCAAGAGCCGCGTTCGTGTATCGCCAACAGTCTATGAGGTGGTCGTTGACCTTCGGGATGCGCCCGTTCTTATCCTTGACGTAGTTCTCGACTTCCCATGCGAGTTTGTCGCACCGATCGCTGATGAGCACCCTGCCGTTGAGTAGCTGGTCCTTGATCAGGGACAGGCCATTGTCCTTCTTATTCTGCGCCTTGCAAGTCGGGGAGAAGTGTTCGTCATACGTGGCCGCTGCCTCTTGAGCAAACCAGCTCGCCGCCTCGTCATAGCCCTGCAACCATTCCTGCTCATATCGATAGTCAAGCCGCATGCATTGTATCTGCGGGATAACGTTTGATACTGACGTGTCTCCCTGCTTCTCGATATAAAGGCAGTCAAGGATATAGAGCGTCTTGATGTAGGGGTTGAATGCTGACAGAAGGACAGCGAAGACTGATGCGGTACCGGGATCAGCCATGATACACCATTCCATCGAATGGGCGTCCTTCTTGACGATATCCATCACTTCATCATACGGCTTGACGTGCACCTTCCGGTCAAACATGGGGATGATACTCGACGGACCACCACGGACACGGCGAGCCATGTACTCCCGCTCAAAGATTGCCCCTTCACTCTTGGCGTAAAGATCCGCCTTCTTCTTGTTCAGCCACTCTTTGCTTATGTGCGGGTTATCGTAGCTGGTGAAATTGAAATATCCGCCAGCAGGCTTTGCCTCGTTGATAAGCCCGTCGACGAAAGGTTGATCAATCTCGGGCGGTGTTCCTGCCCAGACGCATTGCGCGTTGTGAGTAGCAAGGTTTGGCTCCATCGCTACCCAGAACTCTGGCCGGTGATCCTTGAACTCGTCAAGTACTATGCCGTGAGGGTTGACGCCCCGGTAGGCCTCATAGTTCTCCGTCCCATCCAGCTTGATGAATGAGCCATTGCGGAAGGTTATCCGCATGTCTTGTTCACTGATCTTAGCTATGTATTCCTTAGAGGCGAAGGTCTGTAGCCGCTTAGGCTCCCACAAGATCTCTCTAGCTTGCTTGCTGAAAGGAGCGAAGTAGTAATAAGCTCCCGGCTTGGTGAGAGCCCAGCGCCAAAGGATATAGCACTCAATCTCACTCTTTCCAAACTTCCGGCCGCTCTCGATCACGGTAAGCGGGACGCTGTGACGGAACACGGCAGCAAGGATATCCCGTTGACGTTGGTGCGGCGTCCAAGCCTGACCTAAGTCTTGCAGGATACTGGCTAGTGCTATGGTGCCTTCGATGGTCATTTGGGTTTGTTCTTCGCTCCCGGTGGGCGGCCACCCTTGCGCTTTGTTGGACATGTCGGACAAGTTGTCGGACAAACTTGGACTGCCGCTATCAGCTCCGCTGCCGCGCGGTCTACCTGTGGCAGGTACTCTGTATCATCTGCCGTCAAGGGGGGGGCCGGCGCAACAGGGGGGGTTTCCTGATGGGTCGAATCAGCCAAGATGGTGGTGGTAGGTGCGGCGGCTTCATCCTGATCGCTGTAATCAAACAGAGTGTCGATAGCCTTTGATAGGTCGGCTCCCTGCCATCCTGAAAACACCGACCTAATCTCCCTGTCCTGCACTTCCTCTAGCAGGCGGCCCAGCTTCCTGCGGATATCATCAATCGCCAGCTCTTCGCCATAAGCTTCCTGCCATCGTTTTCTTAACTGTCTCACTACTTGGATAGGATCATACATTATAGACCTCGGTTATTTGTTTGGTTCGTCTGTGTCGGTGGAAGGGAGCATGGCAGGATCGCTGTTGATGATCCTTCGGGCTTCCTCGATGGTAGGTAGGCTGATAGCTCTGTTGTCGTTGTTGATCTCAACAAGAGCCTTATCAACTATGTACTCAGTAGACTGGAGACCAAGATAATACTTGATCGCGTTGACATCGTTTGTTTCGGTGGCAATCCTAAACAGATTATCGGCTACCAGTCCAATACCTCTTGATCGTCCGATCTCAAGGGCTCTCTTTAGCTCTGGGTTATTCTCTGATAGCTCTTTGGCTTCTTTGCCGGTAATGCCGATGGCAAGGGCAATGGTTGATAGCTTGCATCCTGA